CGGTGGTGAAGGCCAGTAGCCACCTCATCGCACACAAGGTTTCCTGAGCATGGCTTACACGATTGAGCAACTGACGGCCCTCGAAGCTGCACTCGCCAAAGGCGAGAAACGCGTGAGCTTCGGCGACAAGACGGTCGAGTACCGATCGGTACAGGAACTGAAAGAAGCGATGCGCGCTGTCGAGCGTGGCCTTGCCGAGCAGGCTGCTGCCACCGGGCTTGTGCCGCCGCCCGCGCGGCAGGTGCGGGTCACCACGGGCAAAGGATTCTGATGCGGCTGTTCCAGAACATTCGCCGCAAGTTGTTCGGCGCAAGTCCCACCTATGACGGCGTTGGCGGTGGCCGACGATCGCTGGCCTGGATGGTGGGAAACCCCGGCGCGGTTGCCGCGCTGCTTCATACGCAGAACGAACTGCGGGCCAAGAGTCGTGATCTGGTGCGCCGCAATGCCTGGGCCAATGCGGCTCTGGAATCCTATGTGGCGAACGCCATCGGAACGGGCATCAAGCCGCAGTCGATGGTGCAGACCGGCGAACAGCGTGAAGCGATCCAAAGCCTGTGGCGCGAATGGGCGGTTGAGGCCGACGCGGCCGGGCTGACGGACTTCTACGGTCTGCAGGCGCTGGCCTGTCGCGCGATGCTCGAAGGAGGTGAGGCCATCGTGCGGCTGCGCTACCGCCGACCTGAAGACGGTTTGCCGGTGGCGCTGCAGATTCAGGTGCTGGAGGCCGAGCACCTTCCTGTCACGCTGAACACCACGGCCGACAACGGCAACGTCATTCGTGCCGGGATCGAGTTCGACCGCTTGGGTCGACGGGTGGCCTACCACCTCTATCGCTCGCATCCGGAAGACGGAATGCTGGCGCCGATGTCAAGCGATGGTGGACTGACTACGGTCCGCGTGGATGCATCCGAAGTGATGCATCTGTTTCGTCCGATGCGCCCTGGGCAGATCCGGGGCGAGCCGTGGCTCGCACGGGCGCTGGTCAAGCTCAACGAACTCGACCAGTACGACGATGCCGAACTGGTTCGCAAGAAGACCGCCGCGATGTTCGCTGGCTTCGTGACGCGGCTCGCGCCCGAAGACAGCCTCCTGGGTGAAGGCCTTGCCGACAGCAACGGTGTGGCGCTCGCGGGCCTTGAGCCCGGCACCATGCAGATCCTGGAGCCCGGGGAGGACATCAAGTTCTCTCAGCCCGCTGACGTTGGTGGTTCCTACTCCGAGTTCCTGCGCATGCAATTCCGCGCCGTGGCGGCGGCCATGGGCGTGACCTACGAGCAACTGACAGGGGATCTCACCCAGGTCAACTACTCGTCGATCCGGGCCGGACTGCTTGAGTTTCGCCGTCGAGTGGAGTCTTTGCAGCATGGCGTGATCGTCCACCAACTGTGCCGTCCCATCTGGCAAGCGTGGATGGCCCAAGCCGTTCTCGAAGGCGCGCTGGAATTGCCCGGCTTCGCACGTGGTGGGGTGGCCAAGCGCCGCGCCTACCAAGCCGTCAAGTGGATTCCCCAGGGCTGGCAGTGGGTCGATCCGCTGAAGGAAGCCGATGCGATGAAGGCCGCGATTCGCTCCGGTTTGATGAGTCGGTCAGAGGCGATCTCGGCCAACGGATACGACGCCGAGGACGTCGACCGGGAAATCGCGGCGGACAACGCGAGGGCTGACGGGCTCGGGCTCGTCTTCGACTCTGACCCGCGCCATGAACTGCCGACTCCGGTGGTTCCTACCGAACCGCCTCCCCAAGGGAATTGAGATGCAGCTACATCACTTGGCGTCCCGGTTGTACGGGACGCCGCTCCTCGTTGCGCGCTCGAAGCTGGACATCATCCTGTCCGTGCTGGGCGAGCGCATTCACTGGCCTGAGCCCCAGTCGGCACTACCGACCCCGGTCACCCGCAATCAGTCGGTCGCGCCCACCGGTATCGCCGTGGTCCCGGTCTACGGAACACTGGTACGTCGCTCGCTCGGCCTGGACGCGGCATCTGGACTGGCGTCGTACTCGGAGCTGGGTGCCATGCTCGATGCGGCCGCCGCCGATCCTGCCGTGTCCGGCATCTTGCTCGACATCGATTCACCAGGCGGTGAGGCAGGCGGCGTGTTCGAACTTGCTCAGCGAGTCCGCGCAGCCGATGCCGTCAAACCTGTCTGGGCAATCGCCTCCGACTCCGCGTACTCGGCGGCCTATGCCATCGCGTGTGCCGCATCTCGCGTCTACGTCACGCAGACCGGCGGCGTCGGTTCGATCGGTGTCATCGCCATGCACGTCGACCAGTCTGCGCGGGATGCTCAGGCGGGCTACCGCTACACGGCGATCACCGCCGGTGACCAGAAGAACGACTTTTCGCCACACCAGCCCCTCGACAAGGAAGCGTCCGCGCGTCTGCAAAGCGAGGTGGACCGTCTCTACGGGATCTTCATTGACCACGTCGCCGCGATGCGGGGACTGGAGCCGCGCTTTGTGCGGTCGACCCAGGCCGGCCTCTATTTCGGCCCCGACGCAGTAGCGGCAGGCCTGGCAGATGTCCTCGGTGGCTTTGATGCTGCCGTGAACGACTTCACCACGTTTCTCTCGGCTCGTCGTGTGCGGAACGCGGCGACCCACAGCCTGTCCGCTTCCGCAAATTCACCACCCAAGCCCCCCAGAAAGGAAGTTCACATGAACGCAGAAGACCCTGACACCGGCACCGATCCCGCAAACCCGAATCCGTCGGTTGCACCTGGTGCGCCGCCAGCCGCACCGGAGGCTGAAAAGGACTCTGACGTCGGGTTGGAGGACGCGGTGAACGCGGCAACCAAGGCGGCCCGCGCCGATGCGGTCGCGATCGCCGAGCTTTGCCAACTGGCGGGCCAGCCGCAGCGCACAGCGGCCTTCCTCGCCGAAGGCGCCAGTGAAGGACAGGTGCGTCGGTCACTGTTGGCATCCCGTGCCGACAGCCCGGAAATCTCTTCGGTGATCCACCCGGACGCAGCTGCCAAGGCGGCATCGGCCGATCAGAACCCCCTCATCAAAGCCGTCAAGAAACTCACTGGAAAGGACTGACCCATGCCTGCTCTGAACGAACCCCTCAATCTCGGCGACCTCCTCAAGTACGAAGAGGATTGCCTCAACTACTCGCGTGACCAGGTCACGGTGGCATCAGGTCAGAACTTGGAGCTCGGCGCTGTGGTGGGCCGCGTCGTGGCGACCGCCAAGGTCAAGCGCTTCGATCCCGCCGCAGCCGATGGCACCGAGCACCCCGCAGGCATTTTGCTGGGCGCCTGCAATGCCTCGCTGATCGAACGCGACGACGCTGTCCTGCTCGCGCGTCACGCCGTCGTCGCAAGGCATGCCGTCGTCTGGCCGACCGGCATCACCGCCGAGCAGAAGACTGCTGCCACTGCAGCACTCGAAGCGCGCGGCATCCTCATCCGCCAATCCGCCTGATCGATCTACCAAAGGAACTTGTCCATGAACAATCCGTTCAACACCCCGGCCTTCGCGATGGCGGCGCTGACGTCCGCCATCAACATCATTCCCAATCGCTACGGTCGCATGGAGGCGCTGAACCTCTTTCCGATCAAACCGGTGCGCACCCGCCAGGTGATCGTCGAAGAGCAGAACGGCGTGCTCAATCTGCTGCCCACGATGCCGCCCGGTGCCCCGGGCACCGTCGGCACCCGTGGCAAGCGCAAGGTGCGCTCCTTCGTGATCCCGCACATCCCGCATGACGATGTGGTGTTGCCCGAGGAAGTCCAGGGCATTCGGTCGTTCGGCTCTGAAACCGAGATGGAGTCGGTCGCGGGCGTCATGGCACGTCACCTGGAGACCATGCGCAACAAGCACGCCATCACGCTGGAGCACCTTCGCATGGGCGCTTTGAAGGGCGTGATCCTCGACGCCGATGGCTCGGTGATCTACGACCTCTACGACGAGTTCGACATCACCCCGGCTGCGGTGAGCTTCGATCTGGCCAATGCCAGCGCGAACGTCAAGAAGAAGTGCGCCGACGTTTTGCGCCACCTGGAGGACAACCTCAAGGGCGAGTTCATGACCGGCATCCACTGCCTGTGCTCGCCGGAGTTCTACGACGCGCTGACTGATCACCCCAAGGTCAAGGAGTCGTTTGCATACTGGCAGCAAGGCGCGGTACTGATCAACGACATGCGCGCAGGCTTCACCTTCGGCGGCGTCACCTTCGAGGAATATCGTGGTCAGGCAACGGACGCCAATGGCACGTCGCGTCGCTTCATCGCGGCTGGCGAAGCCCACGCCTTTCCCCTCGGCACGGTGGACACCTTCGGCACCTATTTCGCGCCGGCCGACTTCAACGAGACAGCCAACACGCTGGGCCAGGCGCTCTATGCCAAGCAGGAGCCGCGCAAGTTCGATCGCGGTACCGACCTGCATACGCAGTCCAACCCGCTGCCGATGTGTCACCGCCCGGGGGTGCTGGTCAAGCTGACTGTGAGCTGATCGATGGCCTTCGTCGAGCTCCTGTATGAGGCGGCGGCGCGTGCGGGCCTGCTGGTGAGTGCCGAGGTGGCTGGTCGAACGGTTTCGGTTGGATTCCTGTGCCTTGACGAAAACCTGCTCGACGGGTTGGTTCGTTCGGCGGCCTACACGATCACCTACCCGCTGTCGCAGCTCCCCGACCTGGATGCCGGGGACACCCTTGCCATCGCAGGCCAGACCTACCAGGTGCGTGATGTGCGCGCCATCGGCGACGGGACCGAGCGTCGCGCCGATCTCACTCGTCTGTAGGAAGCACCGATGAACTCGATCCGCGAGCGGATTCTGCTGGCGGTGATGGCGGCTGCCCGGCCTGCAGCCGAAGGGCTTGGGGCCACGCTGCACCGTTCCCCCACGGTGGCCATCAGTCGCGAGCAATGCCCGGCGTTGGCGGTGTTTCCTGAGTCGGAGTCCATCACCGAACGCGCCAACGACCGCGTCACGCGCGAACTCACTCTTCGCGTCGTCGCACTGGCCCGGGCCGTTCCACCGGCATCTCCAGAAGCCGATGCCGACCGCCTGCTTACCGCCGTCCACGCCGCCTTGATGGCGGACGGGAATCTCGGTGGCTTGGCGCTCGGCATCCGGGAGCAGGAATGCGAGTGGGAAGTCGAGGACGCCGATGC